AGCAAGGACATAGACAATGTGAAGTACCAATTGAACTTACCTACTGAGTTGATTTGCAAGATTAACGATTATAATACTGATAATAGAAATACTCTCGATATTTGTAGGAAATTCGAATGGGAACAGGAAACTACTGTGAATATACATTATGAAGGCGGCAAGTCAACAGAGTCAGCATTTGTAACAACGTTGGGTGAAGTGCTTTACGCACGTGACGCCACACCTTTTGCACATGGATTTGGTAAGAACAAGCATGGAGGACCTGCAGTTGTAGTGTCTCAAGACCATGCTATGGATGTCAAAATGAAACATCATAGTTTATTGTCTAGGCTTTTTGGTATTGGCATACAAGTAATGGGTACACTTAGTGTGCTTGGCATGTTATACGGGGCTCTACATTTGTTGACAGCTGCACTTAAGAGTGCGTCATCTTCATTTAGCTTCCTTAAAGAGGAGGTGGAAGAGCAGTCAACGGGAGACTATGATAAAGGTAAAACGGCGATTTCAAGAGTGAAGTTGCGATCTTTCAAAATGTGTAAGACATGTAATACAAAGTATAACAAGGAAATGGCATATTGTAGTAAAGACGGAGCAGCACTTGGTGATGTAGTGACCCAAAATGAACAGGTACAACCACATTCTCAGGACGTGACTAACGACCATACAGAAAACATAGAACGTAAGATTATGAATAATGTCTGGAGAGTTGCGGTACACAGAAAGGGAGGTTTTGTTGGTGAGGATTATATCCTTATGGCTGACAACACTCATGGTTTTGTGGCCCACCACAGTTATGATGATTTCGACGACATTGAGATGATAGTCATACGCCGAGGAGAAATGGTTGGTGCTATGGTAGAAAGAGAAGGCTTCACGATTAAGAAGTTTTCAGATCATCATACTGCATTACTTATATTGAAGACTACAAGACTTCCGCACGTTCGGAGTATAAGACGTTTGTTACCTAAGAAAAACACTATTGTTTTAGTTGGGGATACCGTGAATAGAGGTTCCTTAATTATAAATAAGTGGAGTGTGACGGTAGACAAAACCATTGGTACTATGGTAGCAGATACGTATGCTAAGAACTATTGGTCGGGACAACACAAATTCCCTTGTAACTATGGCATCGTTACAGATATCATGGATAATAAGAAAGGTATGTGTGGCACACCATATTTTGCTCAAGATCCTGCAGATTTGAAATATAAGTGCATGTATATACATGTAGCTGCAGATTCTAGAGGAGCTTCTTTGGCAAGTTGTGTTAGTTTGGAAATGTTACCACCTCTTGAAGGAGAGATGGTGGAGAACCAAAATATAACTTATGTGTCACAGAACACACAATATCCTATAGGTACTGTTCCTGCTGGTAAAATTGATAAGTATTATCATGTCAGCAATAAGTCGCAATACTTGGCCTCAGAAATGAGAGACTGTTTCCCAGAACAGGAAGTGGAGACACACTTTCCTCTGCTAGGAGAGGTGAGTTACAAAGCCGTGGCGGCTAGTACTCGTTTTGAACACCATTGTGAAGTAGTCATTCCAGAAGCAGTTGATGCATTCGTAAAGTCGAATTTAGATGACATAACGAAGCATATGACACCTTCATTTGCATGTAAGGAACTGTCTATGGAAGAGGCAATATTTGGGAATGATATTTTGGATGCACTTGATATGAACACAAGCACAGGTCCTACCTGGCGCAAGTGGGGTATTACTGATAGACATCTTTTGTGGAACAAAGAAACAAAATGGATATCACCTAAGCTTAAAATGATGGTGGAAGAATTGCATCAAAACTATGAGTCAGGTGTCTGGGAAGAATTTGCAGTACTCTTGGCTTTGAAAGATGAACCATTGCCACATGCTAAACTAATTAAACGTGTGTTTTATATATATGATATACACGTACTTATCTTTATGCGTATGACACTTGGTGATTTGTTCTCGGCTCAGTTGCAGC